TACTTCTCGTCGATATGGAGAGTTGAATTCTAATTGCTTTGATTATTATCAGAACCGCATTATCGCAAAACCGACCTTGGGCTTCCTTCGCAAGACATCCGAACCTGGAGAGATTTTAACTTCAGTACTCGACGGGATAAGATCCTTCCGACCAGAAGTTCAACAGAGGATCGTTCACGTTGTGATGAGATACGAGATTTCCGTTAAAGGAATTCAATGTAATAGTATCCCTGCCTATATAGGCGTGAATCGCGAGCCATGGTTGAAAAACTTGCTTCGGAAGAAATGGTTTAGGAGGGCATTAGAGGTGGGACCTGTCCCGATCATAGATCAAAAGACGACCCGTTATAATAAAAAGGAAAAAAAATTTGAGAAACTCAGCACGGCTGAAAAAAGAATTGTACCGGTCCGACAGGGACCTTTACCTCGAGAGAGGGATTACGAGTTGGTCGAAGAGCTCACAGCCCAGCTTTCTGAAATGAATCAAGAATTCTGGAAGGGCCGTAGAGTTAGACCTTTTGAGTATAAGATCTCTCGCAAACACTGTTATGACCGGTACAATAAAAAAATAGAATTAAGAGAAGGAACATGGAGATTTGAGAGAGGCAAGCATGTTTGGCTTTGGCCTGCTGAGCTTTTAGAATTTTGGGAGTTTAATTGCAGCTTCCGTCCCCCTCATAGGCCTGGTTCTACACTGATAAGTAGAGAGTGCCGCCGAGAATCTTCGGAACCGCTGTATCATCCCTTTATTTCTTGGAAGCAGGACATGGTCTTTAAACCAACGCCTCTCGACCCCTCCTCATTTTCAATTCCTCCTTCTCTTATTCCCCAAAAAAAAGAACAATTCCTCTCTCTTTACTTCGGTCCTCCGCCCCCCATAATCTCGCGTTCTTTCCGAGAGAAATTCCTTTCTCATTATTCGGATATGTACGACAAGAAAACGCGTGGCGGTCCATATGCGAAACCACTTTGGTGATTTTTTTCAGTGGCAGATAATGGGGAGACTTCGGTCGAGCATGAGAAACCCATGGAGCACACTAAGAAGGGAGTTGTGTCTTGTCGGATGATTGATGGATCGGTTGTAGCGGATGTCTTGTAACGATCTCTTTCTTTATCATCGGTCTGCTCGCCTCATAGAGTGGAATTAAAAGATGTACACGATTAATGAATCAAAAGCGAAGATATCAGGAATGAAGTAGATGGTCTCTGTGAGTCGTAGAAGGCCCCCTAGGGCGTATGTAGCGGTAAGGATGCGGGAACATACTTGTATGTCGGCAGAAGCTTAGGCATTCTGCACCCGGGTACGCAAGCATCCACCTTCTTTCATTTGGGAGACGTTTTTTTTTCTTATCAGGAGGGGCGCGAGGCGGGCGTAATCCCCGAGTTGGTTGCCTAAGTAGCGTTTTGATAAATCTGTGCCGGAGTACCAGTAGCGAAGACCCAAGGGCGCTAGTACCTACTGCCGGTAGTGGCCGGTGTCCACTTTAATACAACCGATCTACCCTGATGAATGAATAGGAAAAAAGTGTCAAGCATGAAAAACCAAAATTGAAGGTACACAATATGTATGGCCGACCGGCGGCGCCACGCAGTGATAATAGCCTGTTTCAGTAAAACTTGACCTTCGTTATTAGATATTATGGATGAAAATAAAGTAAGGAAAGAAATTGTGTGGGAATCCCGAGAGGGGGGGGATCTGAGAGAATACGCACGTAATGGTGTGTTAGTCAACTTGGGGTTGTGTCATCTTTGAAGCCTACCGTGGATGTGGCGGGGCCAAGAACCGGGTTCGATTCCTGGTGGTGACTGGAACGTTGACGTAAGTAATCGACCCACGGTGAGGGATCGAGGACACCTTCGTCGCAAGAGACACTTTAGATGCCCTTGGACCTATTACTTACTTTCTCTTTTTTCTTCCCTCGGGAGAGCTATTAACTGAGAAGTCTTTCATTTGTCTTGATGTAACGACAATGAAAAACCTTCAGCCCCTTCTGATGCTCAATCAGAATCAAGCGTATAGTCTAGAGTGCACGA